ATTAAAATTATTATATGAAGATGAATTACAAAGAGCATTACAAGAAGATGGCTCTTCTTCAAGTACATTTATAACCCCTAAAACTTATTATCCAAATGTCTAATTTAGCCAAAGGAAGATATGCAAAATTTATATCTGATAGATCAGGTATGGAGTTTCCATATAAAGAAATGGTTAGAGAATGGAATGGATCAAGAGTTCATGTATCTGAGTTTGAACCAAAACAACCTCAATTAGAGCCGAGACCATATACAGCGGATCCACAAGGTTTACAAAATGCAAGACCAGCAAGAACTGAGCCAGCTACAGAATCTATGTTAGGACCTGATCCACTATCTTTTACTGCTAATTCATCAACAGTTACAGTTACAGAAATTAATACCCAAAGATCAGTTTCAGATATAGTTGTACTTAGAAACGTAGATGGAAGCCCTGGAGGATTACCTTTTACAACATTAGAAAACTCAACAGGTTTTACTATTGTATCAGTATCAAGTGATACTTTTACCTTTAATTTAAACACAACAGCTGCTATAACCGAAAAATCAGGAGGAATGACAGTCACAGCAGGACCTGTTACATTGACACCATGACATACGCAGAACTAGTTACAAAAATTAGAGATTATTGTGAAGTAGATTCAAATGTATTTACATCAACTATTATTGATGGATTTATTCAAGATGCAGAATTTAGAATTTTAAGAGATGTAGATTCTGATAATAATAGAAGATATGCGCAAGCAGATATTGTTGCAGGTCAAAGATATGTAAATACACCTTTGATAAATGATGAGACATTAGTTATCAGATCAGCGCAAATCACTAATTCTACAGGTGGAGCAGATAACTCTAGTCGTTCGTTTGTAGAATACAGAGACACTAATTTTATATCTGAATACAATTCAACAGGAGTATTAGGACTACCAAAATACTATGGATACTGGGACGAAAACACTATTGTATTAGCTCCTACTCCAGATCAAAATTATAATATGCAGATAAATTATATCTTGAAACCAGCTCAATTATCGAGTACTAATACACAAACATACTTAAGTAAGGAATTTCCCAACGGACTTTTGTATGCATGTTTAGTAGAAGCTTACGGATTTTTAAAAGGTCCAGCTGATATGATCCAGTTCTATGAAGGAAAATATACGCAAGCTCTACAAGGATTTGTCATAGAACAAATGGGAAGAAGAAGACGGGACGAGTATCAAGATGGTGCTCCTCGACTTCCTAAAACACAATAAGGAGTAAATACAAATGGCAATAACACAAGCAGTTGCGAATAGTTTTAAAAAGGAATTACTAGAAGGTGAACACAAATTTCAATTTTCTGGTGGTGATAATTTTAAACTTGCTTTGTATGTCTCTACTGCAACATTGAACTCTGCTACTACAGCGTACACTACTACTGGCGAAGTTGCTGCTAGTGGTCAATACACAGCAGGTGGTGGAGCATTAGTAAAACCAAATCCAAGTACTTCAGTTGCATCAGGTGTTGCGATTGTGGATTTTGCGGATTTATCTTTTACTGGTGTAACAATTACAGCTAGAGGTGCATTAATTTATAATACTTCATCGTCAGATAAGGCGGTTGCAGTGTTAGATTTTGGTGCCGACAAAACAGCAACTTCAGGAACATTTACAATTCAGTTCCCAGCTTTCACAACATCAGCAGCGATTCTTAGAATTGGTAACGCGTAATAGGGAGGTAACCTATTATGGCCAATGCTTGGGGCGAATTAGCTTTTGGAGAAGGTAATTTTGGAGAACAAAATAATACAACTGTAGAAGTTACAGGTGTAGCAGGGAATCCTATTGCCTGGGGTTCAAATCAGTTTGGATCCGCAAGTTTTGGTGGTGCATCAAATTCTATCCCATTAAATTTATCAGAAGAAAATGTAACTGTAGAAGTTAATGAAGGATGGGGAAGATTAGCTTTTGGTGAAGAAAATTGGGGAGAAACTGGTAATGCTGTTCCTATTTCTGGAACTGCTTTATCTACATCTATCGCAAATGCAGATGATGCTTGGGGTGAATTAGCATGGTCAGCATATAATACTAGATGGGGTGGTCAAACAAGTGTTGATGTTTCTGTTAGTCAAGAAATAAATGTATCTGGTCAACAATTAAATATTTCACAAGGTGATGAATTTGTATTTTCACAAACAGAAGTTTTCTTATCAGAAAATCCATTACCAAATTTAACAATAGCAGAAGGAACAATTGATCCTGCTCCAGATGCTATTTTAACAGGTCAACAATTAAATACAGGCTTAGGCTCTCTAACTGTTTATAATGAGCAAGGTTGGGGTAGAGATAGATGGGGAACTGAAGCTTGGGGTGCAGAAGGTATTTGGTCTTTTGTTGATGTAACAGGAGAAAGTTTAGGTGTAACTTCAGGTATTCAAGAAACTTGGGGTCAAGATGAATGGGGAGCAACTACCACAGAATGGGGTGGAAACTCAGTTACCGATGTAGATATTAAAACTTTTGCGGCTGTAACAGGTAATGAATTAACAGCAGCTGAAGGAACAGTCGATCCTAGTCCAGATGCTACAGTTTTAGGTATTGGTTTAACAGCAGGTGTTGCTTTAGGATCAGTTGTTGAAGCAGATGCTAATGTTACAATAACTGGAATTGGCTTAGAAATAGCTCAAGGACAAGCAGAATTAGAGGCTGTAACTATTGCAAATATTACTGGACAAGCGTTAGAAGTTGGGTTAAGAAATGCAGTAGCAGGTGCTTCTGCTGAAATATTTCCAACAGGAATAGGCTTGACAGCCACTGCTGGAAGCATTAATGTACAGTCTTGGCAGATTGTCGATACCGGCACAAATGTTAATTGGAATATTATTGACACGGCCGCTTAATTTTAGTAAAAATAAAACAACGAGGATAAAAAATTATGGCATCAAGTTACTCAACAGACCTTAAACTAGAATTAATGGTCACAGGTGAAAAAGCCGGACTATGGGGCGACATCACAAATACAAACTTAGTTATTTTACAACAAGCTATCGCTGGTTATGAAGCAGTATCAATTGCAGGCGGTGCTGGAAACACAGATTTAACTTTTTCAAATGCAGCTACTTCAAACGGTAAAAACGCTGTAATCGAATTAACAGGAACAATTACAGGAAACAGAACTGTAACAGTTCCAGCTTCAGTAACAAATAAAGTTTATTTAATTAAAAACAATACAACAGGTGCATTTACTGTAACTGTTTTAGTATCAGGTCAATCTGGTGTAACTTTTTCTGCAACAGATAAAGGTACAAAAGTTTTATACATCAATGGAACTGATGTTGTAGATTCAAATGTTGGAAAAGTTTCAAATGATTATGCACCACAATTAGCAGCAGACTTAGATGCTAATGGTAAAAATATTCAGATGGATGATGCTACTGGAATTCAAGATGATTCTGGTTTACAACAATTAACTTTTTCAAAAACTGCTTCAGCAGTAAACGAATTTACAATGGCCAATGCAGCAACTGGAAATGCTCCAGCATTATCTGCAACTGGTGATGACACAAACATTGACATGAACTTGACTCCAAAAGGAATTGGAAGAATTACGTTAAATGGTAATGGTAAAATTCAAGGTGTTACAGAAAAAGTTAATGTTAATGGTACATTCACATCAAACATTAATATTGATACAAATACTCAAGCGGTTCAATTAAATACTGCAACTGCCTCTGCAAACTTTACAGTTAATTTAAGAGGTGATGGTTCAAATTCTTTAGACGCGTCTATGGACGTTGGTGAATCAATTACAGTTGCTTTTATTAATAAAAATGACAACGTAACTTATTATAACACAACAGTACAAGTTGATGGAACTACAGTAACTCCAGTATGGCAAGGTGGAGCGGCACCAACTGGTGGTAATACAACATCAAACGATGTTTATGCTTACACAGCTATTAAAACAGCTTCATCTACTTTTACTGTATTAGCATCGCAAACACAGTTTGCATAATAGGAGGATAGAAAGATGCCTTTACTAGGTACATTTGGAGCAGATTCGGTTAGAGGATTTGGAAGAGGAAAAGGAAAAGGTCCTCCATACGAAATTATAATGCTTGTTGTAGGTGGCGGTGGCTCTGGAGCTCCAATCGGAGGAGCAGGCGGAGGTGCTGGAGGTTATAGAACCTCAACTCAACAAGATGTTCCAGCAGGCTCAACATTAACTGCTACGGTAGGTGCTGGTGGTAATCCAGGTGTTGATAGTTCAATTACAGGTGACGATATAACAAATATAACTAGCTCTGGCGGCGGTGGCGGCGGTGGCTGGTATGGCGGATCTGGAGCTGGAAACGGAGATGGGGGCGATGGAGGATCTGGCGGCGGTGGTGGAAACTATCAGCCGAACAACCCAGGAGCACCTAACGGTTCTGGAGGTAGTGGTAACATTGGTGGTTATTCACCTCCTGAAGGAAACGACGGAGGAAACGCAGGAAACGTAACTTATCCTAATTTTGCCGGTGCCGGTGGCGGTGGCGCTGGAGCTGCGGGTGGAAACGGAATTGGACAAGGTGGTATAGGATCTCAAAATGATATTACAGGAACTTCACTTTACTACGCTGGAGGCGGCGGAGGTGGTTTTGGACCAAGTCCAGGATTTTCATCAGGCGGTCAAGGCGGCGGCGGAGACGGCGGCGGAGAAGGAAATGATGGAGTATCAGGACAAGCTAATACCGGCGGCGGTGGCGGCGGCGGAAGATCAGGGGCAGGACAAGGTGGCTCTGGAGTGGTTATTTTAAGAGTACCTACTGCAAACTATCCTGGTACAACTACTGGTAGTCCAACAGTTACAGAAGATGGTGATTTTACAGTTATTAAATTTACAGGATCAGGGACGTACGAAACATAATGGCTCATTTTGCAAAAATAAATAATTCTAATATAGTTGAAGAGGTTATTGTTATTAATAACAATTCGGCACCTTCTGAAATGACAGGTAAATCTTTTATACAAAATGTTTTAAAAAAAGAAGGTACTTGGATAAAAACTTCTTATAATACAAAAGAAGGAAGTTATTATACATTTAATGAACAAGGACAACATATTTTAGCTGAAGATCAAACTAGAGCTTTTAGAGGAAACTTTGCTAATAAGGGGGGAACGTGGAATCCAGATCTAGAAGTTTTTTTACCTCCTAAGCCTTTTGAAAGTTGGGTATTACATAACCAATTACCAAGATGGCAATCACCTATAGGCGATGCTCCTGCACTAACTAGTGAACAAGAATCTCAAAAATCAGCAGGAACTCATTGGTGGGAATATGTGTGGGATGAGGAAAACACACAATGGGTGTTAAAAGATCATTTCGCACAATAATTCTTTAACTATTTACTTAAATTAAATTTTTGATATATATTTCTTTATAGAGAAATATATAATGTCCGAACAAATTAAGATACAAACAGGTTTTGATTATTGGTTATGGAATGATTTTTTCAACAAAAAAGAAATAAAAGAATTCAATAAACTTTTAAAAAATTCTGCTACTATAAAAGAACCTGAAACAAAAGCAGCACATCATTTAGGTAAAAAAATAAAGTTTTTAAAAACTTTTATTTTACCTTTGTCAAAAGTTTCTAAATTTACTGATAAAATAATATCAAATGTTCATTACATAAATCAAAAACATTTTGGATATGATTTACATCATGGTTTTGAATTTGGTGATTGGGGTAATTACAATATATATTCTTCTAAAACTAAAGACAATTATGATTGGCATCATGATATTAGTAGACATCCATTATATGATACTAAATTTACAGTTTTAATTAATTTATCAGAATCAAAATATACTGGAGGAGATTTAAAATTTTTTAACCAAGTAGAATACCCTGTTGATGATTTTAAATCTGGAAGTGTTATTATGTTTAAGTCTCATTTAAATCATAAAGTAACACCTGTAACTAAAGGCGAAAGAAAAACATTTACTATATTTTTTACAGGGCCTTGTTGGAAATGAATAATTTAAAAATTAAATTATTTAAAAACGTTATTGACAAAAAAACTCAAGAAAAATTAAAAAAGTTAATGTTAGAAGATGTAATTTTTCCATGGTTTTTAATTAAAGATATTAGTGGTAAAAATCAAAATCGTTCTGGTTTACAACATGTATTTTGTTCTCCAGGAAAAGGAATAAATTCTAATTACTTTAATAATATTTTACCAATAATTAATTTTTTAAACCAAAAAGAAATTAAATTATTAAGAGCAAATTCTTTTTTACAATTTCCAAATCCCTCTTATAAAAAATACGACACTCCTCATTTTGATTTAGCTAAAGAAAAAAATTATACAGTTGTTTTATATTATGTATTAAGTTCTGATGGAGACACTATTTTTTTTAATAAGGATAAAAAGATAATAAAAAGAATTACTCCAAAACAAGGAAATGCAGTATTGTTTGATGGAAGTTACTTACATACAGCATATCAGTCTAAAAAAAATTTACGATGTGTTATTAATTTTAATATTAAGGGAAATTATGAGGATTATTTAAATAGTCTTTAAAATAAAACTGTGATATTAATACTACCAAAATAACAAAAAGCATATATAATGAGGTGCTATGCTTCAGAAAATACAATTTAAGCCAGGATTTAATAAACAAGCTACAGAGACCGGTGCACAAGGTCAATGGGTTGATGGAGATAATGTACGTTTTAGATATGGTCAACCTGAAAAAATAGGCGGTTGGCAACAATTAGTTGACGGACAAATAGCAGGACCAGTTAGAGATCAACACACCTGGACAGACTTAACAGGTAAAAAATATGGAGCTCTAGGTACTTCTAAAGTTTTAGTAATTTATTATGAAGGTGGTTTTTATGACATCACACCTATTGAAGCGGATGTAACTGGTTGTACATTTGATTCAACAACAGGATCTGCAACTGTTACTGTTAATAAAACTTCTCATGGTTTATTAGTTGGAGATTATTTTAAATTTAAATCTGTATCATTACCAGGTGGTGGTGAAACAGGATATACAACATCTGATTTTGAAACAAATGTATTTGAAGTTATATCAGTTCCAACATCTTCTACATTTACAATTACAATGGCATCAAATGAAACTGGCACAGGGATGTCAGCTCAAGGTTCTGCAACATTTAATAAATATATAACTATCGGTCCAACATTTCAAACAC